TTATGTTTAATGGGACATTTCTCTTGTTTCAAAGATACAATTAATATTTCATCAATTAATTCATAATCTTGATAAGTTTGAATTATTTTTTCTATGTTTTGTGGTCTGGTATTAAATAGACTCACAGATATTTTTGCTGATATTTCTCTTGCTTTACTCATACGATAACCTTTCCAGTGTTTAATGGTACTCTTTTTCTATAATTATTTACAAAATGTATTTCAGCTGCGAATTTTTTAAATTCTGGTCTATGTTCTAACCAATCTTTGTAGTCCTGGTCTTCTTCATCATCACGAACATATTTTTTTATTTCTTCTTTAAATACATCAAACTTTGTTCCAAGATGTTTGTTAAGTGCATTAACTCCATCTTCAGTAAATAGTTCATCTTTATGTAGTATTAAAAGATTTTTATTTTCACAGTGAATAAAGTTCATAAATTGATGAAACATTGAACCCAACAATTTCATAGGTTGAAATTCTACTGCTGTAGTAAAATTTGTAGTTGTTAGTTTTTGATAATTAATATCCGCAAAATTTCTTCGTTCTTGTGATATTAATGAAGTTCTCATATCTCTATATAAATAAACTATTGGTATACCTAAATCTTTTGGATATGGGTAATGACAATATGTATCTTTCCATTCATTTGTCCTAGTTTTTAAACCAACACTTTCTAATTTATAAGATAAAAAATTACTGGCGCAACCGCCAAAAGAATTTATCCAAACATCCATTCCTGTTTTATTATCTTCTCTTAGAATCATTTAATTTACCGTTTTGTTTTTTAACTTCTTTCTTTACTAATTGTCTAATAACTTCACTCCTGGAAATTTTCATATCCGGAACAATCGCTCCCTGTAATTTAGTTACGTTGTCATAAGTACTGTTATCAACGGTAATGTTTTTGTATTTTGTAAAATCCGTCATCTTGTGTCCTTTCATTGATTAAACACAATATATAGGATAATAAAATAATTTGTCAAGGTTAAAAAATTAATATCTATTAAAAATAGGTCCTTAAAACCTTGTTAATTATAGCTTTTAGTCAATAAGTATCCCTTGACATGAATAAGTATCCCTTGACATTATTTTTCACAACCTACTTGTGAAAAATCACAAGTAATCTCTTTTCATATAGGATTTGCAAAATGTAATCCAGTTTGAAAAAAGGATTTCACAAATGGAATCCGATTTGAAAAAAGGATTTCAAATAATTTAAATAAACAGCTAAGGAAAGACATGAAAACATTAAATGAAAGAATACAATTTACAAAAAAACATAATTCTGATCCTATAAACAAGGACCAACAACATCCTATTCCTACAGGATATTGTAAATATTGTCAGATAAATTTATATGGAAAAGATAAAAAACCTATTACTGCTTGCGACCTTGTCGATTGTAAGCTTTAAAATCTCTTTTCTCTGATTTATTGAGGTTTTTCTTGTGACGTCTAGGACGTTTCTTAGGCTTATCTCTAGGAATGAAGTGGGTAAATTTTTGCTTAGCCATTCTTAATTATTTCTTTGTCTATTTCTCTTAGTTTTAAGTATCTTATACTACCATTTTTATATTGTCTTGTGTCTTCGCCACAGTTTGTACACTTATAATAATCATCTACAATAGATAATAATATAGATTCTTCCCTGCAATATTCACAGTAGCCATTAACTGTATCTATACTTCTTAATAACTTATTAAAATTTTTTAAGTCACTCATACTATATCTTTCGCCTTTCCTATTATTGGTTTGTATTTTGTTTTACCTTCTGATTTATACGCATGCATAAACTGCTCACGTCTTCCTTCTGGAATCCAACTACAATGTATCCATCCACTGTTAGGTTCACCTGGAGTGTAGAATTCGAGGATGAGCTGATCTGTTTCTAGGTTCTGTTTGATCCAATCAGCAACCTCAGCGTTGTCAACTCCAACACATTCGAAGTCTGCGGCTTCAGCTTTTGCATGTTGGCTGTTCTGACTCGATCCTATGGCAAGGCACAGCTCTACACTACGGAACCCGCTAGTCACCTTGACCCTGCCGAAGTGGTCCCGAACGGGTTGTAAAATATTTTCACAAAGTGCTTTTAGTTTTTCTATTTGACCTGAGTTAGGATTGTTATTGATACCTTTACGTATGGCAGTATCTGATTTAATTAATTCTTGAAGGCTAAAGTTACGTGATAAATTCATTTTATTTCATTAAGTTCATGAGTAAAGCTAGAACAAGTGATCCCATTCCTGCGATAATCATATATTCAATTCTTCTAATTCGTTCTTTCATTTCTCTTATTTGTTCAAAAGTTTGTTTCTGCATAATACGACATAGCTTTTCATGCTCATCTATTTTCTGTAATGCAGATCTTTTAGCCATTATTTTGTAACCCCCGCTACAAAAGAAACCCGATAGGACACGCCTATCACACCGCCCAAACTTTTAATTTTGTTTATCATTATGTTCTCAATCTTTGTTTAATTAATTGTTCACCTGGTGATAGTAATGCACTCTCTGTCTGTGTCAACCCTGTTTGAGGATTAATATTCTGTGCTGTTCTTATTACAGGCATAGGTGTATTTGGTAATGGTGGTGTTTGCACTGTTAATGGATTAACATATTTATCTAATAATTTTTTACCTACTTCTGGTATAAATCTTAACCCTTTTTTAATTAAGCCTTCATCTCTTATAGGATTACCTTCTTCATCTAAAATCATGTTTCCTTTTTTATCTAATTTATAATCAAATTTTTCAGGATCATATTCCTTACCTCTTTCAAAAAATCTTTTATCAAAATAAGAATCTTTTAATGTATCTAATTCATCTATTGGAAATACATAATCTTCATTCAATCTAAATTTATATTTTATATTTTCTTTATTTTCTTTTCTAAGTTGTTGGTCTACTGCATCAACTTTTGTTTCAAATCTTGCTTTTGAATAATTAACAGGTGTAAATACACCATCTAATAAATTACCTCTTATTCTTGAGCTAACTCCAGATTTTTTTAAAATATTATCAATATCATCTTCACTTAAATCTAAAAGTTTTAAATCTTGAATTCTAATAAACATATCTTTTTGTATTCTAAATGCTTCATCTTGCATTTTTTTATAAGTTTTAACTTGAGTCATTGGTGTATTTTCTTTGTAGTTATCTACATTGTAGAAGTTTTCATTTTCATCAACAGCTCTTAAAAGTCTATTCATATCTGATGCAAAATATCTTAAATCTTTTTTAGTATCTATTCTAATAATTCTAGTACCAGCAAATAGTGCTAATAATTCATCTTTTAAATTTAAAGGCTTACCACCTTTTGTTAAATCTTTTCCTATTGCTCCTTCAATTTTTTCTGCACTAGTAAATACACCTGGTTTTACTCCATCTAATATGTAAGCAAATGATTTTGCAAATTTATCTCCAATACTGTCTGATGCAGAGTAAACCGTACCTCCTTGATCTTTTCTACCATTTCTTACAGTAACATCTAAAACCCTGTCATAACCTAAAGGCTCAGTTATAAATGGAGATAAAAAAGTCATTACAGGTCCTTCTTCTGCAAACATAATACTCATTACATAATCATCTGTTTCTTGAGGATTTAATTTTTGTTTATTAGCTTGGTTAATTGCAGCTTCAAAAGGTGCCCATAAACTATCATAGGGTGAAAAGTATGAAAAATTAATTGCTGCTGATTCACCATCTTTCCATCCTGTTACAGGAAGTAGATTAGAATTCCTGTCCCATGGTGCAGCTGAAGAACGTTTATAAGCGTCCCATTGAGAATCTGTCGAGTTAGTTAAGAACTGTGCAAGTTCCACTAGTCCTGTTCCTGTTGCATAACTCGTCATAAATGCACCCGTTAATCTTCTCAAACCCATTTGTCTTATGGCTGGATTACTACTAGATGTTTCTTTTAAACCTATAGAAACAATGTTTGCACCTGTTCTAAGTATTTCTGCAGGGAAAGATATAAAAGCACCTAATGGTAGTTTTCTTAATTCTTGTATTGCTGGTGGTACTTTAGAATAAGTTGGGTATGTATTTCTAATTAAATATGCAGAAATATCATCTACATGATCATCAAAAGTTTTAATTACTCCTGTTAAAGGATTTGTATCTAAAAACTCTTCTCCCATTTCTCTATACCATTTTTTAACATCATCAATATTTTTAAGAGCAGTATTTATTTGTGATCTTGAATATTCATAACCAAAATGCTTCCATAAGTTATCACCACCAGCATATAATCTTGCAACTTTATCTGTAGGCGCCATTTTAATTAACTTGTCAAACAATTGATCAGATGTTCTTATTTCTTGATTTTTAATTTGGTTCATGATTGCCTTTAATTCAGATGCTACAACGTTTTCATCCCATACTCCAAGACGTACTAACTTTTCTACGTAGTTGTTGAATGAAACTTCATCTATATTTTTTTGACCTGCTTTAAATATATCATCTAATACAATTTTCATTGCATTGGTAACACTTGCTTGTCCTCCAATATGACCATTCATTAATGCAAAAAATGCAGCTGAGGATACATTTCTAACTTGAGTTTGTGGTGAGTATAATGTTTTACCGACTTGAACCAATACTTTACCTTGCATTATTTCTCTATAAATAGGAACGTTAATTAAGTTATCTAATACTCCACCAATACCTTGAAACATTTGTACGTAATCTGGATCTGCATAATATTTTAACAAATCAGATTTCATGTGTGGCCCAAGTCTAGGCATTTTAGAAATAAGTTGTGGTGTTAAAACACCTTTGTTAATTGCTTCTTCTGCAGATCTAAACAACCAACCATTTTTTAAACCAGACTCCGCAATAAAATCAGCTGCTTTTTTATTTGCCATAGCTGATATCATTTCAGCTGTTGTACCACCTACAGATGCTTTTAAATTTTTTTCAGGACCTAATAAATTTTTAATTGCGTTAGGTAGTTCTTCTCCAGTTTTTAAAAACTTATAATCTTTAAATCTAATTAATTTTGCAATTTCTTTTAATGATTGTAAAGGACTTCTACCTTCTGCTTTTCCAGCTCTAAGAACAGCTTCAACCATCATTTGTGCAGATTCTTTGTAAGCTTGATTTAAATCAAGTTTTGGAAAGTCAGCTTTAGCTCTTAGTTTCAAATCTTTATTTTTTCCAACTACATTTTTAGCAACCCAATCTACTGCCGTGTTGTATATTTTTTCATTAGGTGCATAGTTTGGATTAGTAAATGTTGAAAAAGATCTTAACATGTAATCTTTAATTCTATTTATTTCTATACCCTCTAAATTTTTTGTGATAGCATCTCCATCTTTACCTTTTGGTAAAGCTTTTTTAAATTCTTTCATGGTATTTTTTATTTCAATTTTTAAATCATCTGCTAAATCTACTAATTCTTTTGGAAGATCATCTCTTTTAAGTTGGCCTCTTAAAAATTCTTCTACTTGATCTAGATAATGTTTTTGTAATGCAGGAGAAGTAGTTGCACTATTGTAATTGTTTTCAAATTTTTTAGCTAACTCGTAAGATCTTTTCTCAATACCTTCCATTGTTCTATCTAATTTTCTTGCTCTACCTTTTATAAAAAGCATTGCTTTTTCAGATATACCTTCAATGTCTTTAGGTGCCTTACCAAAAGATCTAAAGTAGGATAAAATGTTATCTAAACGTTTAATAACTCTTTTTTCTTTAGCTGGATTTGTTACAGAATATAATCTCCAGTCTTCAAATTTTGGTAATTGTTTCACTATTTTACCTGAGAATGTTGAAACGATTGCAGGAGCTATAGCTTTTGTTAATACAAAGTCTGTAGCATTTCTAATTGTTTTTGCAGTACCGGCTACAACGGGTTTAACAGCTTCTCTTGATCCAAGATAACTTATAGGTCTAAATACTAAAGTGTTTACTCCTTTAGTTCCTAATTTAGCAGTTGTTTTTACAAATGGTGCAAGACCATATTTATAACCTAATTGTAAACCTTTACCAATTAAAGGAAAACCAGCACCAATAATAGCACCTTCCTGTCCATATTTAATTCTATTTCTAAATTCAGCAGCTGCTCTTTCTTTACCTTTTAAATTTTTTGTAGATTCTGGTTCAAAGTAAGGAGTGCTTCTTCCTTGTTCTGATGCTAAAAAGTCTGTTGCAGCTACAACAGTCATACCTTCAATTGCTCTTGCAGCAATCTTACTAACTTTTCTTTTGTTACCACCTTTAATACCATTAACTATTTTTTTAATTTGACCAACTGTTTTTGTTCTTCTCAATACTTTTTGTATAATTCCACCCGGTATTGCAAATTGAGTCATTAAACCAACTAAATCACCTCTCCATGTTTCAGGTCTCTCTGGTTCTTTGTCTTTCATCATCTCATCAAACTTACCCAAGAAGTCTGAATCAAATGAATAATCTAAACCACTAAATAAATTTGTTCCTAACCCAGACACTAAATCATAACTACCTGAGTCTACTCCTTTTCTTATTTCATCTAAAATTGATATATAATCTTTTTCTTCACCATCTTTTAATAATTGCATTGAGTCCACAGGTTTGTCATATTTTGTAGACATAGCTTTATCTAAAAGTAATTTCATGTTAGGTGATCCAGAAAGAATAAATCTAGCTAAACTTTTGTCTTCTTTTTGAAAAGGATTTAAAGGTCTTAAATACCTAACTGGGGGTGTTGGTTCTGTTATATTTTCTAGTGCATTAAGAAAAGATTTTTGTACTTGATTTAATTCCCTTACTTGACCAGGAGGTGTTTTCTCTTCCTCTTTTTGTTGCCGATCTTTTTTATATCTCTCTAAAGCAGTTTCGGCCATTTTATGCCTCCTGCGGTAATACTAAATTCACACTATATTTTTGGTTGAACATGTCTACGTCTTGTTGAGTAGCAATTGTTGCAAAATCTTCTAAAGCTTCAGGACTAGCAGCTATTAATCTCACAACGTCATCCCCTATTTCTTGTGGTAATCTAGCTCTTAATGTGTTGAAATCTATTTTAGGTTCTTGAGTCATATCTGCTTCACCACCCATTTGATAACCAGCTCTACCACCTTCAGCTAACCCTTGATTTACATCAGGAAACTTTCCTGTTTTAAAGAATTGATTGTAGTACATAAACATATCTTCCAATAATCTTGGATCATCATCTCCTTTGTAAAAATCTGCTCCGTTTGCATCTTTTTTATTTAATAAGTTGTCCTTAATTTTTCTCATTATCCTTTGAGTATATTGTTCATCGCCTAATAAAGACTGCATTACACTATCATTTTTAGTTAACTGTTCTAATCTTAATTTTTTCTTATTTAAAAGATTAGCATCATCTTCACTAAATTGATCTGGTGTTTTAGTTTGTTTGTTTTCTAATTTTAAAATTAAATCCATAGTTGTTTCAATGTCGTCAGCTATTTGTAATTTAACACCTCTTTTAGCAACCTCTTCACCAGTTCCTTCTGCAGCAGATTCTGCAATGCCAATGTTTCCTTCTAATAATGTTTTAAATAAATCAGCTTCTGCAGCTTTCTTACTTAATCTTTGTTCATCTATATCTTTAAATAATTGTGCAGTTGGTTGTTTTGCTGCTTCAGCTGCTGTGGAAAACAATCCAGTAAGACCTTTACCTTTTGGTGTAGCAGACATTAAATTTAAACCTGTAGACATTAAAAATCTATTAAAACCCTCGCCTTTAGGTCTTTCAAAATATGGTTGGTATGCTTCACGTACAGATGGGTCCATAGCTTGTTCTTGACTTTGTTTTACTAAGTCTGCCATGTTGTATGGTGAAACTCTACCATCTTCTTTGTATCCTTTTCTTGGTACATCTAACCCTGATGTAATACCAGAATTTACAGAACCACCTATTCTAAACATCGGTCTTTTTAATGTTCTATTCATGTTATTTTCTTAACGCGCCGTATATCCCTGCTCCAGTAGCCGCTGCACCTAATGCAGTTTGTAAGAATGTTGGGTCTGGTACTTGTTGTGTTGTAGTTCCTGATCCAGCCATACCGCCCATGATTCCTGTAACAAGGTTACCGTACTGTTGTAATTGTTCTTGTGGTTGATAAGTAGCCATTCTAGTTGCTTCTCTTTGTGCATCAAGTTGAGCTTGTTGTTGCGCTTGATTCAATGCGCCCAATGAACCTAACGTTGAAATATCTCCTCTTTGTAATCCAGGTAACGCAGATGCTAATCCCATTTGATTTGCAAATTGTTGTTGTGCTGCTTGTTGCGCTTGACCAAAACCTTGTTGTAATAATCCTGCTTGTAGTGCTGCTCTGTTTCTATCTGAACCTGCTTGATACTCTGCTTGCATAACACCTTCTCTTCCACCACCGAAAGCTCCTGATGCTACTGCTTGATCTGCAATTTGTTGCTGTTGTATTTGTGCGTTTCTATCAAACTCTGCAAGTGATGCGTCTATCACCTGTTGTTGATATGGCGACATAAACTGTTGGAAAGCTTGTGGTCCAGTTGCAGCTTGTGCTTGTTGTAAAAAAGGTTCAAAAGACCCTAGACCTGCTTCAGCTCTTTTTTGTGCTTCTTGTTGTAGTCTATCTTGTTTTGCTACTTGTGGTGCAAGTCCTGCTAAATTTTGTTGTCTTACTTCAAATGCTCTTGCAGCATCTTGTCTTGCTTTAAAACCTGCATCTGTTTCACCAGCTGCTCTTGTTAAACTTCCTAGTCCACCAGTTACAACAGGAACGCCAGTAAGGGCTACGGCCTGTTTGGCTAAATCTCTTCCTATATCTTCTACAAAAGGTGCTGGTCTTGATACTGTTACTTGTTCAGCCATTATAATACTTCCTCTAATCTTTTAGATGTTTGAAACATTTCTCTAGCGCCATCTAATCCTTGCGATTCTTCTGATACTTCACCTCCGGATTCGAGGTTTTTCATCATGTTATACATGACTTCTGCGCCTTTGTCTATATCTCCCTCACCTGCGTTTCTTACAGCGTCAGCAGTAAAGACAAATTCATTTTTAGACAATCTTGCAGGTACATCGTCAGCTCTTTCCATTCTACCTATATCTACAAAACCACCTGTCTCTCTGTAGTCTTTTTCTTTACCATCCATATCAATTAATGGCATAGTCTTCTTGGCCACTGGTTCTGCGTCTCCGCCTTCTTGATAACCCATTCTACCACCATCTTTTCTTCCTTCAATTCCTGTTTGATAATTACTTCCAATAATACTAGGAGCTAAAGTTCTGTAAGGTGCGTATCTAAGTCTATCTATGTCTATACCTTGAGCTTTATAATACTCATCCAAATCCGTTCCTTCATCTTTATCTTTACCAACACCCATCATATCTAAAGCAAAAGGAACTCCCAAACCTAGACCTAAACCAAATTTAAGTTTTCCTCCATCACTTGTATATTGATCTCTAAGAAAATTAGCTAAACCACTAAACTTTCCACCTTTAAAAATATTACCTTCTCCACCGGATAATTTTCCTATTAAACTTGTTTTTAGTTTACTAAATATTCCCGATCCTGTACTCGCTTGAGCTTTACCTAAAAATCCTGCTCCCAAACTTCCTAAACCATACATCAACGCTGCTTTACCTATTGGAGACTTCACAACTTTCTTAATAGCTCTACCTGCTTTCTTAACAAGTTTACCTAAGAAATACATTTGTCTTCCTGATTCAAGGTCCATGATTCCTCCTGTAGGATCATCTTCATCTTGCATCATTTCCATCTGTCTCATTCGTCCACCGTCCATGGCACCTGTTCTAGCTATTCCACCTTCTGCTGCAAACTGTGGTCCACTGAAATCGAATATAGAGCCCATGAATCTTGGAGCAAGACCTGTGTAGTCTCTAGGGTTTATTACTTCTTCTTCTGTATCACCTATAGTATCTTCTGGTAAAATTTTTTGTCCTGCACCATCGTCTTTAGTATCAGTTACAACTAATTGTCCTGAAGAATCGTAGTAATTACCTCCCAATGGATTTCCATAAGCATCTATATTACCAGCTAGTCTGTCTGACATGTAGTTTTGATATGCTTTTTCATAATCATCTTCATCTTCCAATGTTGCAAAATTAACTCCAGGTATTTTTCCTGATCTAACTACATTTTCAAAAAAAGGTCTATTTACTGATGCACTATAATCGGAAAATTTTTGTGCAGGTGTTTCTAACAATCTTCCTGTACCAAATAAATTAACTTTGTTTCTTCTATTTAAAAAATTTTGAAACTCTTGTTCTCTTTTATTTAATTTTATATCTTCTGGAGTAAGTGTGTCACCCGGAAGTAAATCTTCCTCTTCTGCAACGTATCTATTTTGAAGTTTTAATTGATTAATATTTTGTGTATCACTGCTTCTGTCAACTGCACGAGATTGTGTATCAGATTGATCTGAAGGTCTATTGCCTCCTTCTCCTCCCGTATCCCCTGGTCCTGCTGTATTACGAGAACTTGTTGAACGAGAACTTGAAGTAGGTGCAGATCTACCGCTTTGATATCCACCAATACCTCTATAACCTGGTCGTTTACCGTTAGCGTCTTTTTTTACTAATTGTTGATATTGTTGTGCGTTTGTTATTGCCATTACTCTTCTTTGTCCTCATCAGATGCTGCACCTAGTGGCGGCATTGCTGCTACTTTAATTTTTAATGATCTTGTAATTTCTTCTCTAACTGTAGGAGTATTTGAATCTGCAATATCATTTTCTGCTTCTTGATCCGAGTTATACTCTACGTTAGTTCTTGTATTTCTTAATACTACTTCTGTTTCACATTTTACAACCGGTACTCTCTTACCGTTTATTTCTGTGTATGCTACTTCGCCTTTTTCTATAAATGCCATAATTAATCCCTGTTTATTTCTAATATTGCGGCCGTGCCTTCTATATCATTTGCACTATCTGCTTGTACTCTTAATACATCATTTTCTTCTAAAATAATAGACCCATCTGACATGGATTGTGAATTAGATGCATTAATTGTATGTTTTGCAAACGTAAATTGTTTACTTGCTGAATTATCATAAATATGTGCGTGAACTAAAACATTACCGGATCCAATATTTGCCATATGTATATTTTGAACAATAGCTCTTGAGTTAGATGGAACAGTATAAATATCTGTTGCATTTGTATTTGTTAAATCAAAATTAGCGTTTTTGTATATATTAGCCATTAACTATTGTTTCCTGACGATTTAAACCAAGTAAATCGTTCTGTTTCTTGTTTTAATTCATTTAAAAATGTAGAGTTTAATTGTTCAACTATAATACTGATGGCTCTATTGATTTGTTTTTGGTTTGAAAAATCATACTCTTCTTTTGGTTCTGGTATTCTCACTACTACTTTAGCCATTATCTACGTCCATCCGGTTGTATATCTATTCTTAAAGTTCCAAATCTCCATGATTCACTAACATCTGTGTTTTCTATTTTAATGTTAACAAACCTTCCTCTGGCCCTAGTGTCTTTTTTATCAGTGCTGGAGTTAATTGTAAAGGGACTTAAAGTTGTAGTTGATTCTGATTGTTGAGGATAACGCTTAACACCAAGAGTTACTTTTGCATTACCTTGTAAGTTTTTAAAATCTGGTACAAATCTTCTCATAGCTAAAAATACTTCACCAGCAATACTTGGTCCTGTAGATTTACCTTGAGCATCTCTTTGTCTTGATTGTAAATCAAAGTCATATGATTTCACAAATGATGTAACAGTAGTTGTACTACCATCAGGATTTACTTGATCAGTTCCAACCTCATGTTCGAATAAAGTTGTTTGACCCAAACCTGATTCTCCAACAATAACAGGAAAAGTACCTGTAGCTGAGTCACTAAATTTAGTAGCAGATGGTTTAGGATATACACTAGCATCAATCCAAGATGTTCTAGATTCTGTTCCAATATACCAAACACCACCTTTCATGGGTTCTCCATAATTAAACACTACATACTGATCATTATAATCTGAGCTTGTTGATGGATAATACCAAACAACTTCTGTAAATTGATTATTTAATCCAGCATAAATTTGTTGTCCTTTTGTAGTATCTGCTTGATCATAAACATAATCTTCAACACTACATGGTAAAGATTTAACTGTACCATCAAACATAAAGAAACCATTTGGACTCATCCAAAACGCAGCACCATCTATTTCAACAGCTGCATTTTTACCAATCAATCCACAGTTAGTACCAACTTGCTCAAACCCAAATGTAAAAGGTGAACCAATAAATTTCATGGTGTATAAAGCATTGTCTGTCCAAACTAGAATAGTTTCTTTGGCTTTTAAAGCTCCTATAATTTTTGTACCATCTTGTAATCTTTGTGTACCAGCACTATTAATTGCTGTTGGTGTGTAGTCGTTTATATCTTCTTGATCCGAGAATCTTATAAACATATCATCTTGTGTTGTTGTATCTCCAATAGTTGTTTCAGTACCTAAATGAATTAAGTGACGTGTTGTAGGAGATACTAAGGTCACCCTTGTTGCAGTTGGATTGTTTGTTGTTTGAAAACTTGTTGTTGTAGTTGATGCACGTGTTGTTAGTCTTGCAGCTATACCTGCATTCCAAGTAAATGTTTTACCATTTGCAATCGTTGCAACTAATACCTGACCAAAATTACTTAATGACCATAGACCTGGTTCAAGTGATACGTCAGAAGCAGAAGCTGCTTCTCCCCAATTACCTGATCCCCATGAGTCAATACCCCAACCATAACCATAAGATTGTTCTGCAGGACCAACCTGTTCATAAGGTTTAACTTCTAAACTACCACCTGTTGAAACTGTTGCTGTTGCATTAGAACTTTGTGTAATTGTAAATACACTTGTACTTGTAACTGAAGTTACTTGAAATAATTTATCTTCAAAATCAGAGTTTGAATAACCTGTACCACCTGGTAAAGTTACGTTATCTAATAATACAATGTCCCCTGCACTTAAACCATGATTAGATTTTGTTATAGAACAAATAGCTGAGTTGTTAGTTGTTGCAATAGTACAAGAAGATAAAGTAGCTTTTAGAGGTGTGATGTCATACAATTGACCTTCAAAATAAATAATTAAAAATTTATCTGTTCCAAGAGCCACGTACCTATTTCCATCTAGATCAACAAATGCAAATTGTCTTCTTGCAACACCTGCAATTGTATCTGTAACTAATGATGACCAACCACCTACTTTCTCAGGTAAACCGTATCTGAATCTTGTATTGTCACAATCTACCCATCTGTTTTCTGCACCAGATTCGGTATCTTGCTTATCAATTCCTGGTAAGACTTTAAAATCAATTAGAGCCATGGTCCGTGCTCCTATATTTTATCTTTGTAGATCCAGCCTCTAGTTGCATTAACATATACTAAAGTAAAAGCTGCACTGTTTGTATTCACAACTAAATTAGAAGCTGCTCCTAGAATATTAGAACTATTTCTACCGATTGTTAAATTGTTAGATGCAAAACTATTACCACTATCTATAAAATGCACTTCGTTACCGATTGCAGGAGATGCTGGTAAATTGATAGTAACAGGTGTACCAATACCAGACCCTGAAGTGTTTATTAATAATTGATCACCATTAACTGCTGTGTAAGTAGAAGGTGGAGTGTAATATCCTTTAGTCTGTAGTTTACCTGTAATATTTGTTCCATCAGAATATAAAACTGTTGTTGATCCTACAGGTAAAGTAACCCCTGTTCCTGAAACTGTTTTTACTGTTAATGTATAATTAGATGAAGATCTTGCTGTTGCATCTTCTACTATAAAAACTCTTTCAGCACCATCGGGCATAGTAACTGTTCTAGCCGCTGTTAAAGTTCCTGTTAATTTATAGTATAGATTTTTACCATTTGCTGTTGCATGGTTAGCTAGAGATAAAGCAACGTCTGATGAACCTACTGCAAGTGATAAGTAACCACTAGCTGCTTGCTCTAAAATTTGTAGGTTTGTGTTTGTAATTGTACCCCAGGTTCCTGATTTTTCCCCTGTAGTTATTAATTCTAGTTTTAAATCTGTCGATGTACTTGATGCCATAATTCTCCTATGCGTCCGGGTCTATCGGAACCCAAACTTGATTTACTCCTGGTGGTATTGGGTTCCATGATATCACACTTACAGGGTTATTTGCAAGGTTACTTTGTTGTCCTGT